AGTGTTGGACATACTTACATACACACTCATACAGGTTCTATCGCAGATGTAGATATAACTCAAAGTGGTATCTATGATAACATGATAACATTAACAACATCTGGTGATAATCACGATATAGATATAACACAAACAGATTAAAATGAAAAAGTTTTTTATTATGATTTTGTTGTTTAGCACTAATGCCTTCAGTGCATCCATTGGTGATGTAATATTACAAGAAGGCAATAGTGTTGTAGAGAGAAAAGAGGGTGATGAGTTTAAGTCTGAAAAAGACTTAGACATTTTTTCTTATGACACAGTTAGAACAGGCAAAGGTAAAACTGCCATTGAGTTTCTTGATGATACTAGAGTAGATGTAACAGAACATTCTAAACTAGTGATTGATGAATTTGTTTATGACCCAAATACAAAAACAGGTGCCTTATCTCTAAAGGCATCTTTGGGTACAGTAAGATATGCATCTGGTCAGATTGCAAAAAACTCAAAACAAAATGTAAAGATAGAAACACCAACTGCAACAATCGGTGTTCGTGGAACAGACTTTACAATGACAATAGATGAAGTCGGAAGTTCTACAATCATATTATTACCATCATGTGATACTAGTGGTAATTGTTATGTAGGTGAGATTGATGTAACATCAGATGTTGGTCAAGTAATTTTAAATCAGGCATTTCAAGCCACAGTTGTAGAAACAGTTGCAAGTAATCCTATGAAACCAGTCATTCTAGATATAGATGAAAACTTAATAGGTAACTTATTAATCATATCAAAACCAAGAGAGATAGAAGAACAACAAAGTAAAGAGGATTTTATAAAAGTTGCCAATGCACTAGATATTGATTTTTTAGAATTTGATGATTTAGAAGTGGATTATCTAGAAGAAGAAACTGAAAATTGGGCAACAGGTTTAGACATAGATTTCTTAGAACAAAATTTCTTAGTAAACATTCTAGACCAAATCAATGCTGAATTAGCAAAACAAATGAGAAGTGAATTTGATAAAGGTCAAGATGGTATAAGATTAGGTAAAGACCCTGAAACAGGTATTACATTATTAGATGAAGACCCAAATTGGGTATGGAGTAGAGAAGATGAAGCTGGCAATAATATTGTATTAAGACTTAACAAAGAATATGGATATGTTTTAAATATTCAACAACAGGATTATGAAATCATAGACTACGAATTAGGGGGAGTAGAAAATGCAATTACGATTTATCAAGCTCAGTAGTCTATTTCTATTATTGTTTAGTGTAAATGCATTTACAACTTTAGCAAATGCAGGAACTTTAAATTATAAAACATATGCTATAACTACCTATGCACCAAGCCTAGAATTTCCTTTCTATGATAATGTGGCAGGTTATAACACAGATGGTTCAAATTCCAGTCCAAATGGTTTAGGTAGTGTACTCAGCACAGGAACTATATCAAGTCCAAGTGGATATTATTGGGGTAGTGGTCAGGTATTAGATAGTGGAAGAAGTGAATATGTGGCAGTAGAAGTTACAGGTTACATCACTTGGCCAGGTACAACAGGACAACAGACAACAGTTTACTTTGGTGTAGCGGCTGATGATGGTGTGTTTATGAACATAGATGGTACAAATGTTATTACAGATTGGCAACAACAAGGTTGGGGGTATTGGAACGCAACTGGTTCATTAACAAAAACTGCTGGCACACAATACCCAATTACAGTATGGATGTATGAATGGGGTGGCGGAGCTGCTTTAGATATTAATTACTGTATGACTAACTCTTATTCAACTTCTTGTCAAACAGATATGCCAACTTCGTGGTTTTCAACAACACAAGTTACACCACAATCTGCAATATCTTCTTCACAAACAACAATAGTTAATACAACGAGAGCAAAAACAGGTAATGGTGTTTACATTACTCAAAGTGGTGGGGGTCTAGATTTAGATATCGTGCAAGATGGTGATAACAATTTAATTATAGGAACAGACTTAACAAGTAATGCTTCGATTGTAGGTGATAACAATACATTATCCATAACTCAAAATAATGATAACAATGTTTTAGGTATAGATATAAATGGTGCAAGTAATAGTGTTACTATTTTACAAGACAAAGACCAAAGAGCATTAGTTAATATAGTGGGTGGGTCAAATCAATTAACACTTGACCAAATACATTTACTTAATGTCGGAGACCATTTTTCATCTATTGACATTCAAGGTAGTAGTAATATTTTAGATATAGACCAAAAAGACTCTGGTGATAAAATTATGTTTTTAGATATAGACAGTAGTAATAATGTAACAGTATTACAAGAAGGCACAGGTGACCACTTTTTAGATATAGATTTGACAAGTAATCATACAATAAACATAACACAAGATGGTACAGGTGACCATGACGCCACAGTAAATCTATCTGGTAATTCATCAACAGTAAATTTAACACAAGATAGTTCAACAGACCAAAATTATATTTTAGAACAAAACTGTGCAGCTTCATCATGTAGTGCAACAGTAACACAAAACTAATTATGAAATTTATAACACATTGGACATTCACATTTGTAACTTTGGTTATACTTACCTTTATTGGTTTACAAGAACCATTTGTCAAAGAAATATTAAAGTTAAAATCTTTTGATATGTTGATACAACAAGAAGAAAAAGAATTATCAAAAGACATTGGTATAGTTACGATAGATGAAAAGTCTATTGAGAAGTATGGACAATGGCCATGGAAAAGAGATGTACTTGCAGAAGTCATAACTAATTTAAGAAGTTCTGGTGCTGGTGTAATTGTTTTACCTATATTATTTTCAGAAGAAGATAGAATGGGTGGCGATGATATTCTTGTACAAACAATTACAGATAACGGAGTTGTGATTGCACAAGTAGGAACATCACAAGTAAATAAAAATTCAGTACCAAGAGGTGTTGCAAAAATAGGCAACCCATTACCATATCTTTTTGAGTGGGAAGGTATGTTAGGACCAATATCAAAACTAGGTCAAAGTGCAAGTGGTGTAGGTGTCATAAACACAGCACCAGAAATAGATGGTGTTGTAAGAAGAATACCATTGATAATGAGAATAGGTAAAGAAACATATCCTACAATTGCTTTAGAAGTTATTAGAGTTGCAACAGGCAATCCTAGTTATCAAGTTAAGGCAGGAGAAGGTGGTGTTCAAGCAGTAAGAGTTCCAGGTTTTCCTATTATAAGTACCGACCCAAATGCAAGAATATGGTTGAGATGGAATAAAACTTTTGAAACAATATCAGCTTCATCAAATGATTTTTCTAAATTTAATGGTCGTACTGTAATCATAGGAACAACAGCAGAAGGTCTAACTAGTATCATTGCAACACCAGTAGGTGAAAAATATGATTACATGTTATCTGCTTCTACATTGCAAACTATGATAGATGGTAAACAAATAAATAGATATGATATAAGTTCATTTTTAGAATTAGTTTTATCTGTTATATTAGGACTTACTGTTATACTAATATCAAGATTTACACCCTACTGGTTTGTAGGTTTAAGTCTAGTATTCTTATATAATGCAAGTGTTTTTGGTTCAAAATTCTTATTTGATAAATACTTAATATTATCGGATGTAAGTTGGATAATAATTGTAATTACTATAGTCGGTATGCATAGTATATTCAATAGATTCATCTTAGAGTTTAGATTGAAACAGCAAATAAGAAAACAATTTGAAACATATCTAGACCCAAGACAAGTTGCTGAATTACAAAAAGACCCAAGTAAATTAAAATTAGGTGGTGATAGAAAAGAAATGAGTTTCTTATTTATGGACATAGTAGGATTTACACCAATATCAGAATACTACAAAAACAAAGATGACCCAGAAGGACTAGTTGAAGTTATCAATGACTATCTCAATCGCATGACAAAAATTGTACTAGAAAATGGTGGTACAGTTGATAAGTATATGGGCGATTGTATCATGGCATTTTGGAATGCACCACTCGATTGCAAAGACCACGCTGAGATGGCAGTAAAAACTGCTGTCGAATGTGCTGAAGAAACAAAAAGATTAAAACAAGATTTCAAAGAAAAAGGACTACCCGACATCAATATAGGTTCTGGTGTAAATACTGGAACCTGTATTGTAGGTAACATGGGTAGTGATACAAGATTTGATTATTCAGTAATTGGGGATGCTGTTAATCTAGCGGCTCGTTTAGAAGCTGCAACAAGAAATTATAAAGATGAAAATGGTGATGTACTTTCTACTCTATATTCTTCATACACAATGGAGAAACTAAAGAATATAGAATCAGTAGAAATAGATAAAATCAAAGTAAAAGGAAAGGAGGAACTGATAACAATATATACGCCGAAGTAGTGAAAATTTAATTTGAACAGACTGAATCATTGTAGAGGAGGTGGTCCATATTTATCCAATGAATCAAAAAGTTATAGTATGGTATATAATAACGATAAAGATTAAATTACGAACGGAGGAAAAATTTGACACTAACACAAAAAACTAAATTAGAAAAAATTATTAGAAAGGTGATACCTACAAGACTACAAAAAATGTACTTAAAAAATCTAGATTGGATGAAAACACGCTTACAAAAAGAACATAGACACAGGCGTGCTACTAAAAAAGTAAGTATATTAAAAAGTAGATTTTAACAAATGTTAGTTAGGGCTGTGCTACCCCCTAGTACAGTCCTAGACTTTTAACAAAGAATAAATAGAAATGAAAAGCAAAACATAGTAATAGGCGCCAAATATAGGTGTATCGAGATAAAAACACAATTGCTATTCGATTATAAATAAATACATGGCAGAACAAGATATACAAAAATTAGCAGTAGACATAGAAGGAATGAAGAAAGATATTGCTAATAGTAATATGTTTCATTCTAGATTAGATACTGCCATAGATAAACTAACTGATGTATCAACATCTATTAAGCAGATGTTAGCCGTGCATGAACAAAAACTTACCCAAACAGAAAAAACTGAAGAAATCTTATTTGATAAAGTCAGAGAAAGGGGTGAAGAATTAGATATCGTATATAGAGATTTACAAAGAGATATAAATCAAGTTGAAAAAAGATTACTACTCGAAATGAAAACCTTAAAATCTTGCTTTGACGGAAGAGTTTCCGTTCTTGAAAGATGGAGATGGTTGATTATCGGTGGTGCTCTTGCTATAGGATTCATAGTGGCAAAAAACATGCCAAAAATCATCAATTCAGCAGGATTCTTTTAATCTAAATATCAACCAGACTTGACATATCAGGTATACTCCTATATACTAGCACATGTTATGTCAAATTATATAGATTTAAAATATATCAATATTCTATCTACCAGGTTAGAACAATTTAAACAACGAGGAAACAATCTGTTTAACTTCAGGTGTCCTTATTGTGGTGATTCTACCAAAGATAAAACTAAGGCAAGAGGATATTTGTATGCAGTCAAAAATGACATGTTTTACAAATGTCATAATTGTGGTCATGGCACAAACATGGCTAACTTTATTAAAGATAAAGACCAAAAATTATACTCAGAATATTGTCTAGAAAAATTTAAGAAACCTGCTAAAAAAGAAGAAGTAGATTTTAAACCTAAATTTGAAAAAGTACAATTTGATGAAATTGATTTGGGAACAAAGATTTCAGATTTAGATGAAAATCACCCTGCTAGAAAATATGTAAGTAATAGAAAAATACCTGAAGATAAATTTGACTTATTATTTTATTGTGATAAGTTTATGACTTTAGTTAATAAAGTTAAACCTAAGACTTTTAAAAATACAGACAGAGATTATCCTAGATTGATAATACCTTTCTTTGATGAATCAGGTAAACTATTTGCATTTCAAGGTCGTGCTTTTGGTAAAGAACAACCCAAATATATCACTATTAAGTTAGATGAAAGTAAACAAAAAGTATACGGACTTGAAAGAGTAAACTTTCTAGAACCAATAAAAATAGTAGAAGGTCCTCTAGATAGTATATTTTTAGACAATTGTTTGGCGGCCGCTGGGGCAGACTTAAAAAATATTAAAAAAAGTCTTTCAAGTGAGCAGATAACTTATATATATGATAACGAACCGAGAAATTACGAAATCATCAAACAGATGTATAGTGTAATTGAACAAGGTTACAGTATCGTTATATGGCCAGATTACTTTAAACACAAAGACATTAACGATATGATTCTATCAGGCTTGACTTCTGAGCAAGTTGCTGATATAATCATCAACAATACATATAACAGTTTAGCTGCAAAGGCTAAACTTGATTTTTGGAAGAGAGTGCAAATATGAATGAACAACAAATTTATGTAGTTAAGAGAAATGGGCGTGGCAAAGTTCCTCTTGATATTGAAAAGATACATGAGATGGTAGAATATGCTTGTGAAGATATAACCGGAGTATCGGCTTCAGAAGTAGAAATGAATAGTGGTCTACAATTTCACGATGGTATATCAACACAAGACATCCAACAAATATTAATCAAGTCAGCAGCTAATTTAATATCATTAGAAAAACCAAACTATCAATATGTGGCTGCAAGACTATTATTATTCGGTCTAAGAAAATCTATCAACAGAAGATTATGGGACCATCCACACATATTTGAACAGGTACAAAAAGGTGTTAAGTTAGGTGTCTATGATAAAGATTTATTAAAGTGGTATGATAAAAGAGATTGGGATAGAATGGAACAATGGATTGTGCATGAAAGAGATTATGAATTTACATATGCAGGTCTAAGACAAGTCATTGACAAATACTTAGTACAAGATAGAAGTACAGGTGATATTTTTGAAACACCTCAATTTATGTACATGCTAATTGCAGCTACTGTATTTTCTAATTATCCTAAAGAAACAAGACTTACATACATCAAAAAATATTATCGTGCAATTAGTAAACATCTAATTAATATTCCTACACCAGTTATGGCAGGTGTAAGAACACCACTTAGACAATATGCTTCATGTGTATTAGTAGATAGTGATGATACATTAGAATCTATTTTTTCTTCAGACATGGCAATAGGTAGATATGTTGCTCAAAGAGCAGGTATCGGTATCAATGCAGGTCGTATCAGAGGTATCAATTCTAGAATCAGAGGTGGTGAAGTACAACATACTGGTGTTATTCCTTTCTTGAAAAAATTTGAGGCAACTGTAAAATGTTGTACACAAAATGGTGTAAGAGGTGGTAGTGCAACTGTACACTTCCCAATATGGCACCAAGAAATAAAAGACATACTAGTTTTAAAAAACAACAAAGGTAGTGATGACAACAGAGTTAGAAAATTAGACTACTCAATACAACTATCTAAATTGTTCTATGAAAGATTTATTAAGAATGAAGACATAACTTTATTCTCACCTCATGAAGTGCCTGAACTATATGAGAATTGGGGTACAGATAAATTTGATGAATTATATATGGCCGCAGAAAGAAAAACTTCAGTATATAAAGAGAAAGTAAATGCACAAGATTTGTTCATGTCTATATTAAAAGAAAGGGCAGAAACCGGTCGTATCTATATTATGAACATTGACCATTGTAATACTCACTCATCATTTAAAGATTTAGTCAGAATGTCAAACTTATGTCAAGAGATTACATTACCAACAGAACCACTTCAGCACATTGATGGTGAGGGGGAAATCGCTCTTTGTATACTAAGTGCTATCAATATAGGTAAACTAGTCTATTATGATGACCTAGAGAGTTTGTGCGACTTGTCTGTGCGAGCTTTAGATGAGATAATCGACCATCAAGGTTATCCTGTCAAAGCTGCTGAAGTTAGTACAAAGGCACGCCGAAGTCTTGGTATTGGGTATATAGGACTTGCACATTATCTAGCAAAATTAGGATACAAATATGATGAAAAAGGTGCTTGGGAAGCAGTAGATGAATTAACAGAACACTTTCAATATTATCTATTGAAAGCAAGTAATACACTTGCAAAAGAAAAAGGTAAATGTGAGTACTTTCATAGAACAAAGTATTCTGATGGCGTCTTACCTATTGATACTTACAAGAAAGAGGTGGATGAGATTGTAAATCGCAAACTAACTCTAGATTGGGAATCACTTAGGAAAGAAATAACTGAGCATGGTCTCCGACATAGCACTCTATCAGCTCAAATGCCATCAGAATCATCTAGTGTGGTTTCTAATGCTACAAACGGCATTGAACCACCTAGAGATTTCTTATCAGTTAAGAAATCAAAACAAGGACCACTTAAACAAGTAGTACCTCAATACTTATCATTAAAAAGTAAATATACTTTACTATGGAGTATGGGTGGGAACACCGGATATATAAATATCGTTGCAGTAATGCAGAAGTACTTTGACCAGGCAATATCAGGAAACTGGTCGTACAATCCAGAAGACTATGAGGAGAATCAAGTACCATTATCAGTAATGGCACAAGACCTTCTTACGACTTATAAACTAGGATGGAAAACATCTTACTATCAAAATACATATGATGGTAAGACAGATGAAGATGATAAACCTGATGTACTAGAGGATGATTCAACATACAAGGAAGAAGAACTAACAGAAGAAGAGGAGTGTGAATCATGCACAATATGAAAAGTGTTTTTAACAAAGAAAAAGGATTAGACTTTACAAAACAACCAATGTTTTTTGGTAAAGATTTAGCAGTACAAAGATATGATACATTTAAGTATCCTATATTTGACAAACTAACACAACAACAATTAGGTTTCTTTTGGAGACCTGAAGAAATATCTTTACAAAAAGATAGAAATGATTATCAGAATCTAAGAGAAGAACACAAATTTATATTTACATCTAATCTAAAATATCAAACAATGTTAGATAGTGTACAAGGTCGTGGACCAGCACTTGCATTTTTACCTTTCTGTAGCTTACCTGAATTAGAATCTTGTTTAATAACATGGGATTTTATGGAAACAATTCACTCTAGGTCTTACACCTATATTATAAAGAACTTATATCCAAATCCTAATGAAGTATTTGATACTATCATTGATGATGTAAAGATAGAACAAAGAGCAAGGTCAGTTACAAAAGCATATGATGACTTGATTGAAATAGGTTATAAAAAAATCATGGGTCAAGATGTAAATGAATATGAACTTAAAAAGAAATTATGGCTGGCATTATGCACAGTAAACATATTAGAAGGTCTAAGATTCTATGTATCATTTGCATGTAGTTTTGCATTTGGCGAACTAAAACAATTAGAAGGTTCTGCTAAGATTATATCTCTTATTGCAAGAGATGAATCACAACATCTAGCAATATCTCAAAAAATTATTAATAACTATCGTGAACATGAACAAGATAAAGTTATGTTGCAAGTAATCAAAGATACTGAACAACAAGTTTATGACATGTATGATAACGCTGTTCAAGAAGAAAAAGATTGGGCAACATACTTATTGACAAAAGGTTCTATGATAGGATTGTCTGAAAAACTTTTACATAGATTTGTAGAACACATGGCAAACAGAAGAATGAGAACAATAGGTTTAGAACCTAAGTATGACCAAAAAACAAATCCATTACCATGGGTACAACATTGGTTAAACTCTAAAGGTTTACAAAATGCACCACAAGAAACAGAAATTGAAAGTTATGTTATTGGTGGTATTAAACAAGATGTAGAGAAGGATACATTTAGTAACTTTAAATTATGATTGAATATCAATACCTGAATATAGAATGTGATAATTGCGATACGCCGTATGAAGTAAGGTGGGATGCCGAACATCCATCAGCACCTTTAACTTGTCCATTCTGTGGACACGAACTAGAAGATGAGGCATTTATAAATGAAGAAGATAAAATCGATTGGGATTGATTACAGTTTAAATTCGCCAGCAATTTGTATTGCAACAGGCGACTTATCATTTGAAAACTGTAAATTTTATTATGTATCTTCTAAGAAAAAATATATTGGTAATTTTGGTAAAAATATAATAGGTAATGAATACAAAGAATGGACTGACCCCATTGTTAGATTTAATAATCTTGCTAATTGGGCAATAAAATCAATAAGAAGTTATGGTGATATGAATTTATTTGATGGTGAACAAACTGTACATATAGAAGGATATTCTTACGGCAGTAAAGGTCAGGCAATATTTCAAATTGCAGAAAACTGTGGTATATTAAAACATGTTTTACTTTCAAAAAAATTAAAATATGAAACTGTTGTGCCTAGTATTGTTAAGAAATTTGCAACAGATAAAGGTAATGCAAATAAAGAATTAATGTATGAACAATTTTGTAAAGATACAAAAACAAATTTAATGAAAACATTTGATATGCAAACATTATCTAATCCTATAACAGATATTGTGGATGCTTATTATATTGCGAGATGTGGTTATGAAAGTATTAAAGGCAAATAATCGTGTTCCTTCAGAAGTATTTCAAGAAGGACCTCAATTAGCAACACAAATGTTTCCTGTGAAAGATATAATTATTACAGCACCTATAAAATGGATTAATAAAAAGATGGTGCCTTTTACAGAAAGTATCGAATCAGTAGGTATGATGTGGCCTGTTATATTAGTAGATTTAGAAAACTATTGGGAACCAATGAAATCAAAAAGATGGCCAAGAGATGAATCAGATGAATTTATTCCAGGCATAGGTGTACATACAGGTAACAAAAGAGTACTTTGGGCACAAGAAAATAATTATGATTTAATAGAGGCATATGTTGTTACGAATAGAAATCAAAAAGACTATATTGTAACACATACATTTTTACCTAGAGGTCAATGGCCAGGACAAGTAACAAAATGAATCCACAAAAACCAGAAGTATTTCCACAAAAAACTACTAATAAACCAGCTGAGTTTAAGAATGAGAAGTGGAAAAAAACAAAACAAAGGTTATATAAATCTGATAAGGGTCGATATGCAACTACAAAAGGAGTAGAAACAGACTATCCAGCTTCAAACGCTAAGTTAATATCAGAAGAAGAATACGACAAACTATTTAATGAATTGCCGGAGATTTACACATACTAATGAATATTACAGAATCACAAAAATTATTTAAAGAAATAAAAAATCCAGCAGGAACCAAATTAGATTGGGTTTTTGAATATAAAGAAGTCGCAGGTATAAAAT